CAGATCGAAACGCTGTCATCATATTCGATATAGGCGTAGGTATTGTTGCCAATCTTCCGCTCTTTCCGATTAGTCTTACCACGAACCATCTTCACTGCTTCATCGTATGTCATTTTTTGTCCCTTTCTTTCTCTCAAGTCTACTCTATATATCGGCACTTGTCAAGCGTCAACATTAGCAAAAGTTGGAAGATTCTGAATCTCTTGTAGCGTCTTGGCAACGCCGTCAAAATCCAGATATCCAAGCACATCCCCCGTGATGGGGGTATCATACGTGATATTACCAGCGGCATCCAGCACCGCAACCTCAAAAAACCCACGATCACCACCGTAGGAAAAGTTATTAGAAACCACACTGGCACCATAGCCGTTGTCAAACTTATACGTTTTGTGATATCCGTCGAGCATTTTCTTTCTCCTCTGTTTTCCTAAGGATACCATATAGATCGGCATTGTCAAGCGAAATCTTTAGAAAAATATTTTTTGCTCTAAGTCATTAGCAGATAAGCACTTACGACTCGGCCGGCGGGCCCCGCTCGCCATAACTCCTTTGGCGGCAAGGGTTTAGGTCAAGCGATAAAGTAGGCAAACACCATACCGAAAAAGAATCCGGCACTGATGATCTTTTGTTCACTGGTCATGTTTCTGTTCTCCATGAATAACATCACACAAACTCCATGCAAAGATAAACCCGACTACATATCCAATCGTCACACTGATAAAGTCAATATCAATCGGCATACGAAATCTCCTCCATGCTAAATCGTTCCACTTCACCAACGATACTTTCCAACGCTCCCGATACTGCCGCTAGATTTTCATATCGGTCAACTGCTTCGCTAAGATCAATCGCTGGTACACTCACGACACAACTATTGTACGGTGTGCCGTCCACAGTTTCAATATCGGTACATTTGTAGTATCTCATCAGAATCCCTCAGTAAAGTTAGGCCCAATACCCATCTGTTCTTGAACATCCGAGTCGTTCAGTATATCTTCGTCCATCATAAAGTCAAGATCGTCGAAAAACATTTCTAGTTCTGGCTCATCGTCTGGAACAATCATTTTTGTAAAATCATACAACATAAAATATGCTGTAGCCTGTACCCAAGATTCCACAAGTCCAGAATGAAGTTCTAGTTCATCTCGTTTGCTATATACATATTCTATGGCGGAGCATTTTGTATTGTCAGACATTTCCCTCCACACAGGAATATACTCGTTATGCTTATTTAGTTCATATGATAGTTCGCCGTTTTTGCTCCAATCTTTATAGCTGTCATACGTAGATTCGATCATTCCGGTTGTGATTTTACGATAGTACATCAGTAGTCCTCCCCATAGTAACCGTAGTCCTCATCTGTTCCCCATCCAGCGTCACGCATGGCACTGTCAAAATCCCCATCCATGCTATCATCATAACTATCATCCCAAACATCATCTTCCTCAATCTCGTCTTCACGGTAAAAATCATTGTAATCGTCGTACAGATACTCCGCAAACGGAACATCACTCTCATCCGGCTCGGTGAACATTTCATCGTCCTCGTAAGAGTTGTCGGCATCGTACAGTGGATCGGGGTGACTCATTTTCTTTCTCCTTGGGTTACTTGTTATATCGACAGTCTACCAGAAAAACTTTAGGTGTCAAGAACAAAAATCGGTTTCGGGATAAACTTCATCAAAAATGTCTACGCCCACCACACTAGCCCAGTCGAGCGGGTGGCAATCATTTTCGTCGATGGGCTCAATCGTCGGCTCAACAATGCCAGCGTCAGCCATCTCCGCCAGAATCAGATTTACATCCTCAAAATCGTACATCTTTTTCTCCTGTCTCATATCACCCAAAAAAGCCATCATACGCGGAAAGTTATTCATGGTCAACTCCTCCTTCAAGGTATTCTTGATTGTAGAAGATCGCATCTTCTAGCATATGGATACGCTCACGGATAACCTGCATTCCAGCATACGGCATACCATCCTTCAACTGATCATCCAAGTCTATAATCTTCTTGCTGAACCTCAGATTCTGATCCATAATCCGCTTCTTCTCTTCTGCTGAAATCTTCATTCTATCCTCTTTCTTTCTTTCTTTCATTCTACATACTATATCGTCAATGTCAAGAAAAAAATCCAGAGAAAATAAAAATTTTTTTGGCACAGTATTTGCTATGCTTCCTAAGTCATTGGTATCAAAGGAGTTACGTCGCGGCCGGCCCGCCTCGCTCGCCGTAAGTCTTTACGTAGCAAGGGTTTACATCACATCAACTATCATTGAGAATTTTTTGGATATTTTCTTTAGTGATAGTCAAGAATCTTTCCTCTCCCTTCAAAAACCTATGGCCCCTATACCTATTGAAATAAACCGTTTCGCCCCTATCGGTTAGTGTACCATAAACATTTATGAATCTTTTAGCAGATTTGCCGCCAATGACAATGCTTGTATAATCATAACCAACCATAACTAATGCTAAAATATCGAAATTGCTGGTTTTGATATTGTTGAAACAAAAGTTATCACTAACTCCACCTTGTGCTGCTGTTTTTACCTCAACATACTTCCACTCATCTCCAATCTTCACCCTAAGATCCGCATGGTCATATCCATTCAAAATCTGAACTTTATAGCCCAGTTTCTCAAACTGTTGCTTTACCAGATATTCCCCTTTGCGTCCCTTCTCCCCACCGGCTGCCATGAACTCTATAGACACCGGATCAGAAAACTTACCATTCTGACGCTCGTTTTTCAGATAGTCCTTGTCTGCTTTCTGAAAATCACGCTGAGAAACAAAACCCGGAATGTTTGTTGCAGTAGCCATTACGTTGTCCTTATCGGGTGCTGGTTATGACGCTATTTTATTCCGTAATTTTTATTTGTCAATAGTTTTTTCAGAAAAAATCGTGTCTAAATAAATCTCTCTATTCGTCACAACATACCCATATTCACAAGATGGCGTATATACCCCAAAATACCACTTCCCATCATCATACCCCTCATATCCAACCCCATATCCTAGCATACCCATCATCATTACGATACTGTACATCTGTTTTCCTCCGTGAGAATCTTTCTACATTATTATCGGCCAATCCCCTAGATATCTTTACAAAAATAAAACAGCGCCTAAGCCTTTATTCTGCAACAACTTACGTCAAGTTGGGTGGCGCGATTTTGCCCTAAGTCCTTATATGACAAGGGTTTACGCTGACTAGCTGACTCTATCATAAACCGGCAGGTTTAGCCGGTACAACCGTATACCCCACCATTAGGGTATGTTGCGGATCGACTGCTGATACCTGAACAACAGTTCACGAGCAGCACCACGAATCACCTCACACAAAACTTCACGAGTAGCACCATCGGCGTGATCTAGTTCGATCTGTGCTTGACGTAGTGTCATTTGAATCGTGATGGTTTGCATATCCTCAAACGCTGGAGCGTAATAACCGTTCATTCTCTGTCTCTCTTTCTTCAGACTTCACAAATAATCTTACCACAACGAATGTTAGTGGCGTTAGGATAGCGTGACTGTACGTACAGTGTAGCGTCCATTTTTGTTTGACGCTTTGTGCCTAGTCTCATTTCCCAACGCTTACCATCCATTGTGAATGACACTTCCCAACCCATGAAAATATGCTCATGGCGATTTTTGTACGAATCATAATCAAAGGGGATACTTCTCATCATCTTTCTCTCTTTCACTCAACAACCACAGGAAACATACTCTTGACTAACTCACCCTCATACGGGTGTTCACGATGATACTTCATCCACAACTCATCGACTACAAACTGTGCCGCACGTTGACGCGACCCACGAAAAACGTAGTAGTTTGCTTTGATATCGAACAAACGTATAGTACCATCCGTTTGGGGGTGGTAGGTGAAACCGGCAATGTAGGCATACCGATTGATGCTTTTCAGAATCGTGCTAGTCTTAGGAGGCTTTCTCATTTTTCTTTCTCTCTTTCTTCCGTTACTCTACTAAACTTTTCCCGCCGTGTCAACCCCCTCAATCAGGGGTGACTGCTCCCGGTGACCGGTAGACTATGTGACCACACTTGTTAGCGTAGACTGATCGGTATCCTACCGCCTCATCATTGATGAGCAACAGAATACCCTTACCCGGAATGTTCCGAATATTCTCAACCGTACCTTCGAAAATCTCACCGGTTGCATAGACCACATTGACGATATCACCAATCTTCATTTTTCACTCTCTCTTTCTTACCTCTATATAATGCAATCGCCGTGCCAAACCGAAAAATATTTTTTGTGCGATTTTCACGGGAAAAACGCTATGCTACTTTTTGTGCCTAGTTTTTGAGCGTAGCAAAACGCTACAGCAGTGTATCATTTTGCGTCGCGTATCTCGGCCTAAAACTGCAAAGTGTAGCATAATGCACCACCCCCATATATAGTGTGCCTAAAAATCAGGCACCACAATGCACTCGTCGTAAGTTGTTGGTATCAAAGGAGTTACGTCAAATTTGCGGGCGAAAATTCGTCGTAAGTCCTTACGCAGCAAGGGTTTACGGCTGGCTAGCTGTCATCATATGTCAACCGGCTGGTTCAGCCGGTACAAATGTACACCCCACCACAGAGGGGTCGAGCATCAATCCCCCATAAAGGGGGACATCTCGTTTTCGGACAGGCTGGCATATTGCATAGCCAACGCCTCCACCCTTTCGCGAGAACCGGGCTTGCCAACCTTGAACCGCATACGATCCTCACCCCCCACAAGGCGGGGGTCAGCTTTTTCTAGTGTACGCTTGGCCAGTGTACGCATAGCCTTACGATTGAACTTCAAAACCTTTTCGCTACGAATCGGGCCATAGACCCCGCTTGCGAGGGATGGCTGGTGTGGAATGGCGATACCCTTGAAGCACAGGAACGCTTGACGCTTTGCATTTTCAATGATTTCAAACTTCATTTTCTTTTCTCTCTTTCTTTCGTGTTGGTTGTATTCTAGCAAAAAATCTTGTGTCGCCAATCCCCTCAGTTGGGGGATACTGCATATTCCTCAGTCAACACTTCGCAGTGTTCACGACAATCGGGGCAGATTTCGTAGCAGATATGCTCATCGCTCATATATGCTCCACAACAATCGCTCATATACAGAACGTTCATTTCGTAATCGGCATAATCGTGAAGGGGATCAGGGCAACTCATTTTTCTCTCTCTTTCTTTCTTTCAGTCTAGTAAAAAATCCCGCCGCGTCAAGCCCCACTATCGGGGGGCACCCATACGCCATTCGTGAAACTTCAGGGTGAACGCTTGTCCAGGATACTTGCTTGCGATATACGCTTCGGCCGTAGCCTTGCGGTTATCCTTAGCGGAAACACCCTGTACGATCACACCGTCGATGATCACATGCCAGATTCGACGGCTGCGAATCCGGGGAAGGCTACCGATGAAATCGTTGACTGAAACACTCTTTTGCATATCTAACACTCTCTTTCTTTCTACCTACTATATAATGCACTTGTCGTGCCAAACCCAAAAATATTTTTGAGCCTACAAAACAAGGCATTTTTGAGTATCACCCCCCATTGGTAGGTGCAGCATTTTGCTACAGTTTTTGCATTTTGCAACCTATATATAGACGCTTTTGTAGCATTTTGCAACAGTTCAACCACTATATCTTGTGGTGCTCTTTTGGCACAGCGTTTGCTAAACGAGCGGATTAGCTGTAACTCCTTATGTAGCAAGCACTTACGTCAAATTTGCGGGCGAATTTTTGTCGTAACTCCTTATGTCACAAGGGTTTACGTCAATCTTTCAGAGAATCGTACCATCCCCCCTAATGCGGTAGTACATGCCACCGATACTGTACAAACTTATACCCTCTCCCATATCCTGTACAAATGTAGCACTATACCCGTGGTGAGCAACTAGGCGGCGAATCGTATTTTGTACTTGAATCGTCATCATGAAACTCCCATGTAGTCTGCATTTTCACAGCAGTAATCGTAAAACATATCGTTCAACACTTCTTCATAGTTTGAATCGGTTAAACGACGACGAGCAAGAGTAGATTCACATTCAGCGAAAAACTTACCCGTTGAAACCTCGTAAACAATCGTACAAGCCGAAGCCTCGTAACCCCAAATCTGAGCCTTAGCATTCACAAACTTCTTCAACATAATCAACTCTCTCTTTCTTTCTTCTTTCAGTCTACCAAAAAAACTTTATTTGTCAATCCCCCCTATCGGGCGATCAGTCTTCCGACATGATCTTCACGATGCTGATTTCGGTAGCATCAGGATATTGACGCTGAACGCGAAGTTGAGCATCAACCCATGAACGATAGCGAGTATCTAACTTTCCGTTGTACACCTGTCCATTGCTTAGGAAACTGATCTGCCAACCCATGAACACTTGGGTATGGCGACGATAGGTATTCGAAGTTTTCATTTTCTTTCCTCTTTCTTTCTTACCATATATAAATGCACATACCGTGCCATTCGGAAAAATATTTTTTGAGCAATACGTATAGGCATTTTTTGCGATTGTATATTTTACAAAACCGTTACTGTAGCATTTTGCATTGCATTTTGCAAAAAGTGTTGCATTTTGCAAATGGCACAGCACTTGCTCAGGCAAACTGAACGTAAGTTGTTGTCAGTAAAGGAGTTAGGTCAAATTTTCGCCTGCATTTTTTACATAACTCCTTATATATCAACATTTTATATCAACACCATACCATAGGGGGTTTTTTTGTTTTCAAAGGATATTGAGATTGTGTCTCAAAAAACCGGCCGGGGTTTACACACAGTATGGACCCATATAAGTATATGTATTACCTAAACTATTAAGTTAGGCCATCATAGTTTGTTTCGTGTCGCTAAGAATCGAGGCCCTATAAACAAAAAGGCCGCCGGAATTACCCAGCAGCCTTTTAAAACTTATCCTCACAATTTATAATTCAATCAATATGGAACATATACCCACTGATACTGTGGCTGAGGACACCACCACCGTCTCCAGCACGGAGTCCACCCATAATGTACATACGGATTAAAATAGTAAACAGGAACAAGCTCCTTCTGCATAACCACCACAGGAGGAGGTAATTGCACTACTGCTGGTTGGGGCTGATATACCGGCACCCATACCGTTTGTGCTAATAGTGAACTTTGAACACCCAAATACATAATCAAACACAACAAGATACTTTTCATAAATAAAAATCCTTTCTTATCTTATGACAACAACATCGAACTAGGGTTTTGTTCATTTGTAGTAGTAATACTCTGATTCTTTCGAGGTCTGCCTCTTGGCTTCTTTAATGCCAACTTGCGTCGCTGTCTTCGAACCATAGCTGTAGTAATCTTTTCTCCTGTCATATTACTTAATTTATCGGCCAAAACCTCATCACACAAAATATTATGATTGTTCTGGATGAATTCGGCTTCTGTACTTGACCATTTTTTATAATTTGCCATAATTGTTTTCCTAGTTAAAGTTGACAAAATGTGTAAGAACTCTATTATAGTATGTATTGGCAAGTTTTGCGCAAGGAGAATAAATGACTAATTTCAATAATTTTCGTCCTGTCGATTCTGTACTTGTCGTAAAGTCTTCAGGAGTAGATACTAGTGTAGCCAACGATCTTTCTATGCCCCAAGGAAAAAGTATAGCTGAATTATTATATGAAGAAACCAACCAAAACCAAGAAAGCAATACGCCCCAAGAAGAAAAAGAAGCAGAATAGCCAGCTACCAAACGGAGTTTCCGAAGAAGAGTTCCTCATTGTTTTAGAAAATATTAGCAAAAGACTTGGCCACAAATTTAAATTTGGATATCATTCTTATGAGGACATGAAACAACAAGCAGCTATTTTTGCTTTAGAGGGCTTAGAAAAGTACGATAATACCAGACCATTAGAAAATTTCTTATGGACCCACGTGCGTAATCGTCTTTTTAATTACAAACGAGATAATTATCAACGCCCAGATAAACCATGTCTCACATGCCCCCTATATGACCCTCACTGCAAAAAGTCTTCCAGCCAATGTTTAGAATTTACAGACAAAAGTGAGTGTGAAGAATATTCTTCTTGGAGTAATCGTAACAACAACAAAAAGAATATTATGAAACCTATTGGCATGGAAGAAGTTAAAGATGCTTCGGCCAGTATATCTTTTGATGATAATATCTTGTCTAGTTTAGCCGACCAACAAATCATAGACATTTTAGATAAGGAAATCCCTGCACAACACAGAGAAACCTATCTTAAATTAAAGTACGGCGACAAGGTTTACAAAACAGACCTTAATAAATTATGCTCAATTATAACAGAGATATTACAAAAACATAATTATTATGAATCGTAAAGCGCCCAAAAAAAGAGGTCAGCTCTCTTTAGAAGAAGAAAGCTTTATCCGACAAAACATTAATAGCATGTCTATTGATGATATCGCCCTACATTTAAATAGAAACCCCGAGCCTATAGAAAGATATGTTCGAGAATCCAAAATCGACATTTCGTCGGACAATTTTGAAAATGACAAAATGTTACGACAAAAACTTAAGACCAAAACCTTTTGGCTAGAGATAGAAAGACAATTTGATAAAAGCACGGGAGAATTAGACTACTTTGAAGATACATGGATTAGTTTGATAAAACAGTTTAGAGAGGATGTTCTTCCTGCAGAAGAATTACAAATTAAACAATTTATTACCATCGATATTCTTATTAATAGAAGTATGAAAGAACGCAAAAGGCATATTGCTGAAATTGACAAATTACAACAACAAGTAGACCAAGAATATGCTAAACCCGAAGATCAACGAGATATTCCAAAACTGGCCAATCTCGAAACACAGCTTAGTTTCACGCGCAACAGTATCGCTAATTATACTAATGAATATACCAAATTACTTAATGAACAGCAAAAAATTAGTAAAGATCTTAAGGCAACTCGCGAACAAAGAATTAAACGAATAGAAGACGGCAAGAGTAGCTGGATAGGTTTGATTCGAATGCTTGAAGACGAAGCTATACGAGAGAAAGAAGGCAAAGAAATGGAAATATTAGCTTTGGCTACCAAACAGACCAAACAAAAACTTTCAGAATACCACAACTATGCTGATCAAACAGTAGACAGTCCATTACTAACTCCAGAATCTATACTAAATCACCCAGAGGAATAAATATGCCCACAGCTCTTATAACAGGGGTCACAGGACAAGACGGATCATATTTAGCAGACCTACTACTTAATAAAGGCTATACAGTAATAGGATGCCACAGGAGAAGCAGCGTTAATAATTTTACCAGAATTAATCACCTAATAAAAACCCCCCAATTTATTTTAGAAGAATTCGACCTTACAGATCCCTCAGGAATAAGACATACTATTGACCGCTTTCGCCCCCATGAAATCTACAACCTAGCTGCACAAAGTCATGTTGGAACCAGCTTCAAGCAACCGTCTACAACTTTTGAAATTAATACCGTTGGATTAATCAATATTTTAGAAGCCATCAGACAGTGCAATCCTTCTGCTAAATTATATCAGGCTAGCACCAGCGAAATGTTTGGGCGAAACTATTCTCATAGTGATAATGGTAAAAAATATCAAAACGAAGATACACCTATGCTACCCCAAAGTCCTTATGGTATAGCTAAATTAGCAGCACATCATATGATAGAAATTTATCGTAGTAGTTATAATCTATTTTGTTGCTCTGGTATTTTGTTTAATCACGAAAGTCCACGACGCGGAGAAAATTTTGTTACTCGTAAAATTACCAAATGGATTGGCGACTATATTAATAAGCGCACATCAGATCGTTTAAAACTAGGTAATTTAGCGTCATACAGAGATTGGGGCCATGCTAAAGACTATGTTTATGCAATGTGGCTAATGCTTCAACAACCAACTCCGACTGATTTTGTTATTTCATCAGGAGAAACTCATAGTGTACAAGAGTTTGTAGATATTGCTTTTAAAATAGCCAACTTAGATCCTGATAACTTAATATATATTGATCCTGAACTTTTTAGACCAGCAGAAGTTGATTATTTATGCGGCGATTCTACACGAGCACGTACAGCTCTTAATTGGACACCACAAATCTCGTTTAATGATTTGGTAATAGAAATGGTGCAACACGATGTTCAGAAACTATGATGATCCTCAATACAAAGCATGGAGAAAGCAAGTTTACAAACGAGACAACCATACTTGCAGATGGCCACATTGTAATAACAAAACCAAACTAAATGCGCATCATATTAAAACCTGGGCACATTATCCGGGGTTAAGATTTGATGTTAATAACGGTATAACACTATGTAAACAACACCACAAGATGATTACGGGCATGGAAGAAATTTACGAATCCACTTTTTTTAGAATACTAGCTAATGATAGACTTCAGTAATTTTCATATTATAGTAGATACTCGCGAACAACAACCATGGGAATTTGAAAACATGGTTAAGTCTGTGTCTAAATTAGATACGGGCGATTATTCTCTCAAAGGACTGGAAGACATTTTGTGCATCGAGCGCAAAAAGAGCGTGAGTGAAGTTGCTAATAACATTACAGAGTCACGTTTTAAAGATGTTGTGGCAAGAATGGATACTTTTAAATATGCGTTTTTATTATTAGAATTTGATCTAGATGATGTTTTAGCATATCCTGTAGGATCCAATGTTCCAAAGAAAATGTGGGACAAGCTTAAAATTACTCCTAAGTTTATTCTGAAACATTTAATAGAATTGCAATTATTACACAACATAAAAGTTTTATTTTGCGGATCTCCGTCTAGCGCAGAACGTATGGCTTTATCCATCATGAGAAAAGTTTATGAATTTCACGGACAGCCAAAACAAGATATTTGATGATGCATGGCTAGGGCTTGGTGATCTATCTAAGATCATTATTCCTGACAATCCCATGATTCATCGATCCAAAGACGAAATAGAAAATCCCGATCTGCATCTTATACGACTATTAAGAAATCCTCAATATATTGGTTCTACTTGTAAATTACTATTTAATATAGAACTGCATCCTATGCAGATAGTAATTTTGCAGGAATTCTGGAACAGACCATTTCCTATGTACATTGCTAGTCGTGGTTGGGGTAAAAGTTTCCTATTAGCTTTATATTCTATTTTAAGATGCACATTTTATCCTGGAACTAAAATAGTAGTGGTTGGTTCAGCTTTTAGACAGAGTAAAATTATCTTCGAATATATGGAAACTATTTGGCGTAATAGTCCGATTTTACGCAGCATTTTTAGTGGAAATGATGATGGTCCACGACGCGACGTAGACCGATGCACTATAAGACTAGGAGACAGTTGGACAATTGCTGTTCCTATGGGCGACGGCTCTAAGATTAGAGGTTTAAGAGCACACATTATTATAGCGGACGAATTTGCTTCTATTAGTCCGGACATTTACGAAACAGTAGTCTCGGGCTTCGCCGCAGTATCGGCTAGTCCAATACAAAACGTTAAAGAACAAGCTAGACGAGCAGCTATGAGCGAAGCAGGACTATGGAACCAGGAATTAGAAGCACTCAACGACAAAATGGGTAACCAAGCTATTATTTCTGGTACAGCAGACTATGCATTTAAGCATTTTGCAAGTTATTGGAGAAGATATAAAGCTATTATCGAAAGCCGTGGAGACATTCACAAATTAGAAGAAATCTTTAAAGGAGAAGTACCATCTAATTTTAATTGGAAAGACTATAGTATTATTCGTATTCCTTATGAATTAATTCCAAAAGGTTTTATGGATGATAAACAAGTAGCACGAGCTAAAGCCACTATCCATACCGGCATATATAACATGGAATATGCTGCTTGTTTTACTGCTGATAGCGATGGCTTCTTTAAAAGAAGTTTAATAGAAAGCTGCGTAGTAGACGATAAAAATCCTATAGTCATTAATGAAAAACCTATTCTGTTTGATGCTGTAACTTCTGGCAACTCTTCGTATCAGTATGTTTATGGAATCGACCCTGCTAGTGAACAAGATAACTTTAGCATAGTTGTATTAGAAGTACATCCTGATCATACCAGAATAGTATATTGTTGGACAACAAATCGTAACAATTTTAAAGAACGACAAAAAACAGGATTAATTGGAGAGCACGACTTTTATGGTTTTTGTGCTAGAAAAATTAGAAATCTTATGAAAGCTTTTCCTCCTATAAAAATTGGAATGGATGCTCAGGGAGGAGGAGTAGCTATCGAAGAAGCTTTACACGATCCATCTAAGTTACAAGATGGAGAGATTTTAATATGGCCTTCTATAGATTACAATAAACCCAAAGATACTGATGCTCAGCCAGGACTACACATTATCGATTTGATACAGTTTGCTCGTGCCGATTGGACTAGTCAAGCAAATCACGGATTAAGAAAAGACTTTGAAGATAAAGTTCTTTTGTTTCCTAGATTCGATCAACTCACATTGGGACTAGCTCTAGATCAAGAAGGAAAAGATATTTTAGATAGCAACCTTAATCCTATTTATGATAGTTTAAGTGAATGTATTTTAGAGATAGAAGAGCTTAAAAATGAATTAACCACTATTGTAATGAGTCAAACTAGTAGTGGTCATGGAGCAAGAGATCGATGGGATACTCCGGAAGTAAAGATGCCAAACGGTAAAAAGGGCAGACTTCGAAAGGATAGATATAGTGCTCTTGTTATAGCCAATATGCTAGCAAGACAAATAAATAGACAACTTCAGCCAATAGATTATGATATTATTGGCGGTAACCGCGTGACTATGGTTAATCATAACGGAGATATGTACAAAGGACCAGAATGGTTCACCAAGAACGCAAATGATGATTTTTACACGGGAATTTATAGATAGTTGTGTATTAAATCATTAATTCTATTACAGTTACATCGCATTAGTATTAAATAATATGGCTAAAAAACCTTCTCGTAATAATATCCCAGACGCCTCGACCATTAATGAAGAAGCATATGTAACGTGGGGGGACGATCTAGAAAGCAAGAAGGAAGCCCTTAAGACTTCTTCTGAATCTATGTCGGAATATACGGCCATAGAACACACATCAGCTTTGCGTCGTTACGGACTAGACTACTCCAATCTTGATACTAATACTGGTGGGCGACCCGGTTTAACCAGAAGAGACTACGATTTCTTTAGGCCGGATGAAGCTGTTCCTACCAATATTAAGATCATTATTAAAAAAGCAGAAGATATTTATCAGAGAGTCGGTCTTGTAAAAAACGTTATAGATTTGATGGGCGATTTTGCTAGTCAGGGTATTCGTATTGTTCACAAAAATAAAAGGATAGAAAGATTTTATAGACATTGGTTTAAAAAGATCAAGGGTAAAGATCGTAGCGAAAGATTTCTTAATAATTTATACAAAACAGGAAATGTTGTTGTTAATAGACAAACTGGCAAGCTATCATTAAAAGCTACTGATCGACTATATAAGACCTCAGCTTCTCCCGATTTACAAATTTTGAATACTGAGGATATGATATTAGAAAAAAGAGAAATTCCATGGAAATATACTTTTATCGATCCTTTTTATGTAGAAGTATCTGCAGGTTCTTTGTCTTCTTTTGTACAGAACAAAACCTATGAATTGATTTTACCAGCTAATTTACGTAAAACTATTAACTCTCCTAAAACTATTCAAGAGCAAAATATTGTTGCAAATTTACCAGAAGCCATTATAGAAGCAGCGAAAACTAAAAAGCCTTACCCGCTAGATCCAGACAAAGTACAGGTATTTCATTACAAGAAAGACGATTGGCAAAGCTGGGCCTTTCCGATGATTTATTCTATTATGGACGATATTACCGTGATAGAAAAGTTAAAATTAGCAGATATGGCAGCTTTGGACGGAGCCATATCCAATATTCGTATTTTTAAGCTAGGTAGTCTAGAACACAAAATAGCCCCCACAAAAGCAGCTGCATCTAAGTTAGCACAAATCCTAGGAAATAATGTGGGTGGTGGTACAATGGATTTGGTTTGGGGTCCAGACATAGAGTTACTAGAATCCAAAACAAGTGTTCATCAATTTTTAGGAGAAAGCAAATATGTTCCGCATATGAATAGCATATATGCAGGACTAGGTATTCCTCCGACTTTAACTGGTACGTTTGGAGCAGCTGGAACAACCAACAACTTCATTTCTCTCAAAACCCTTACTCAAAGATTACAATACGGCAGAGACTTATTGGTAGAATTTTGGGAAAAAGAAATAGCATTGGTACAGAAAGCAATGGGTTTTAGATATCCAGCTAAAATTGAATTTGATAGAATGGACCTTAGTAATGAAGACACAGAAAAAGCACTATTAGTGCAGTTATCAGACAGAAATCTTATTAGCGATGAACTATTACAAACTCGTTTTGGTTTTGATCCAGATATGGAAAAATCTAGATTAAATAGGGAAAACAGAGACAGAGAAGGAAACCGAATGGTACAAAAAGCCGGACCATGGCACGACCCAGCTCCAGAAAATGCTCTTAAAAAGATAGCTTTACAAAGCGGTATTGTTAGTCCTAGTCAGGTTGGATTGGAACTAGACAAAAAGAAATCAGGGGAAAAATCAGCACTCGAAATGAAGCAACCTCCTATACCTAATAAAAAGGCAAATGATTCGCCAGAATCTTTGCCCGGTGTACCCCAGCAAGGTCGTCCCAAATTATCAAACGACACTAGCAAACGCAAAACAAAAACCTTTCAACCCCAATCCGGGGCGGCCCTATTGCTTTGGGCGGCAGAAGCACAAGATAAAATTAGCGATATAATAAACCCAACCATGTTAGAATTTTATAACAAGAAAAACTTACGAAGTCTATCTAGCGAGCAAACGAAGGAACTCGAAAATCTCAAAACGGGAATATTCTTAAACCTAGAACCTTTCTGCATAATAGATAATAATAGTATTTTGTCCCAGATTAATAATGTAAATAATGAACTAATATCGTCATATAGTGTATGGTTAAGACAGCTATCTAGCACACTAGGTAAAGATCTATCTGTAGATGACCAAAAACAAGCAAAGGCGTCATTTTATAGTTATTTGTATTCCTAAAATATAACATAAGGTTTTTATATGGAAATATTTGATACAGAAATTTCAGACGGCTTAGAAGAGCAAATCAAGGCTTCTGCGAGCATAGCATACGCGTCTTTGGCCTGTAAATGTGACCCAGACGATAGTAAAAATATCACTGTTAAAAGCTCTGCTTCTATTAATGATAGTGATCTTTATTATGTTCAATCTATTTTAGTAAGCTCGTCATGGAATAAAAATGACGATATTTTTGATAAGGCTGAGGTTTGGGAGGCTAGAAAAACTCCCGAAGATAAACCGACTAATCTTGAGCACGACGAAAATTTAATTATAGGACATATCACATCTAACTGGCCCATAGACGAACAAGGACTACCCATTCCTGAAAATACTTCTATTGCTGATATTCCAGAAAAATTTCATATTTTAACAGGATCGGTTATCTATAGAGCATTTACTAGTCCCGATCTAAAATCTCGTGCCGAGAAACTTATAGAAGAAATCGAAGCCGGAGAGAAGTATGTTAGCATGGAGTGTTATTTTCAGGGCTTTGATTATGGTCTAATTAATAAACAGACCGGAGAATATAAGGTTTTGAGTAGAAATAATAGTACTGCATATCTGACTAAATTTTTGAGAGCATACGGCGGCTCTGGCGAACATGAAAACTATAAAATTGGTAGAGTGCTCAGAAATATAACATTTTCTGGTAAAGGCTTTGTTGACAAACCCGCTAATCCAGATAGTATTATATTTACGAAAGACACAATAAATAAAATATTGAACGAAAAAAACGACGATTTAACAAAATCAGGTGTAATATCAAATAAGTTCACATCCAATGCGGAGAATATAACTATGAGTTTAGATTTAGAAAAACAGGTAGCTGAATTGACAACCAAACTAGACACCGTTACAGCTAGTTGCGCTGATTCAGTAAAAGAAGCTTACGCTGCTGCCGACCAGATCAAAGAAGACAATACCGTTCTGGAAGCTGCTGTGAAGACCAAAGAAGAAGAAATGAAAATGAAAGAAGAAGAGATGAAAAAAATGAAAGCAGAAATTGACGAAGCTTTAGCTAGTCATGAAGCTGCTGTCGCAGAGAAAGAAGCCGAGATTGCCGAACTCAGAAAGCAGCTCGAAGATGTGAACGAAGTTTTGGCCGGATATAAGATGAAAGAAGAAGAGATGGCCAAGAAAGAGAAAAAAATGAAAAGAATGGCTGCTCTATTAGAGGCAGGCTTAGATAACGATACTGCCGCTGCTACTTTAGACCAATTTGAAAGCCTAGATGATACTTCTTTTGATGCTATGACGGGTGTTTTTGCTGCAATGAACAGCAAGAAAGCCAAAAAAGACGAAGAAGAAGCTATGATGATGAAGAAAAAGGCTTCAGAAGATGATGTTGAGGTCCTAGAACAGGTAGAAGCTGAGCACAGCGTTGATCTAGGTGTTGGTGATGATATTGCCGATCATTCTGTATCGAATGTTAGAGCAGAATTAGTTGAATTTGTAAGTGCTAGACTCAATAAAAATACTAATAAGGGAGAATAACACATGGCTCTTAAACCAGATCGTATCGAATTGATGACAGATATTTCGTTCTTCATGAACACAACTGCAACCAGAGGCGGCGTAGCTTCTGTTGTCACTGGCGGTGCTGGCGTTGCCATGGATGATGCTAGTGCTGTTGTTGGCTATGCTGCTAGCGTTAGTGGAGCAAAGCCCGTCGGTGTGCTGCTCAATGATGTTGTTGATCTAGACCTAACCAGACAACATATCAACTGGCACAGAGATGAAGTACAGGTAGGTGGCAAGGTCACCCTTCTTCGTCAAGGCCAGGTAACAACAGACATGTTGGTTCCCGGTATTAGTCCAACTGCTGGTGTTGACGCCTATGTTGGAGCAAGTGGTCTTATTGGCACATCCAGTACCGACTCCGTAAAGGTTGGTACATTCTTGAGTTCAGTAGACTCTGATGGTTTCGCTAAGGTATCAGTCAATCTTTGATTCAAAAAATAACAAGGGAGAATAAAAACATGTCAGCAGTTAAAACAAAAGCTTTTCAACCAACACCAGAACTAACAGATCTTTTGATCCGTTCTGGTTCTCAGCACCGGGAGACTTCCTTAGCGGCCAACGCCGAGTTTGCCAAAGCCCTAGAGCTTCCGTTGCGTCAAGGTATCCTAAATGGGGATATTTTGGATAACATTTTCGAGCCAGTTCGTCTTGCTCAAAGTGCTACTCCAGAATTTCCACTCGATTTTCTTGCTCCAGGCACAGAGAAAGACTTTGTGGCCTATACCATTCCTAATCACGGATATATTCCAGAGCGTCATATCGAAGGCGATTATGTCATGGTTCCAACCTATGACATCGGAGCATCGATTGACTATCTACTTAAGTATGCTCGTGATGCTCGTTGGGATGTTGTAGGTAGAGCTATGGAGGTTTTAGAAGCCTCTTTTGTTAAGAAAATGAACGATGATGGCTGGCACACACTATTAGCTGCCGGTACAGATCGTAACATTGTTGTTTATGATAGCGATGCTGGTGCTGGCCAGTTCACCAAGAGACTTGTCAGTCTTCTCAAGACTGTTATGCGTCGAAATGGTGGTGGTAATAGTGCTAGTAATAACAGAGGTATGCTTACCGACCTATATGTTTCTCCAGAAGCTATGGAAGACATTCGCAACTGGGGTATCGATCAGGTTGACGAAGTAACTCGTCGTGAGATTTATACCGCTGCTGATGGTGCTATCAATAGAGTGTTTGGTGTTAACCTTCATGACCGAGATGAACTTGGTGAAGGACAAGAATATCAAAAATTCTATACAGATGTCCTTAGTGGCTCGCTACCTTCTGGCGATGCAGAAATTGTTGTTGGTCTTGATCTCCGCAAGAGAGACAGCTTTATTATGCCAGTTCGCGAAGAAGTGCAGATTTTTGAAGATGAAACACTTCATCGTCAAAAGAGAGCCGGTTTCTATGGTTGGGCCGAGCAAGGCTTTGCTGTTCTAGACAACCGTAGAGTGCTTTTGGGCTCGCTATAATGTTTATTGCCTGTTGTTAATAAAAGAGCTGGCGTTCGCGCCAGCTTTTTTTTTAGGTGTATTTTACTAATAAAGCCTTCACACGGGTAACATTATTATGGCAGCAGCTCAATACGACTTTACAATTGAACAAGGGTCTTCTTTTAAGATTTCCTTAATATATAAAGACCAAAATGGTATTCCAGTTAATTTAACTAATTGGTGTGCCAGGTTAGTCTGGAAAACCAATTCGAATACTACTCAGGTGTTCAGTTCCAATAATATCGATTATAGTGTATATCAATTTAGCATTGACGCCCCAGCGGGCAAACTAACACTTATGATTCCGGCCAATACAACTAATTCATTTACTTTTAGTAGCGCAAAATATGATCTTGAGTTACAAAGTCCTGATGATTTGTATGCTGGAGGAGGTAAATTTACTACAAGAATACTTTTTGGTACAGTAAATATAGCCAAGCGCTTTAGCCAATCTTCACAATTATTGGACTGTGATTTATGAGTAATTTCATCATAGACATTCTTGAGCCTTCTATAAATATTTTGGAAGTTGAGACATCATTTGGTTCTATTGTTAATAATATTGAAATAGAAAAATTTAACGCATTTAATTTGGAAATTGTAAATACAGAAAAAATTCTAGCATCAGATTTACCAGATGACATTCCAATGTCAAAAATTGTTGGAAATTTATCAGTAACAAGAATTGATGGCTTGAATGAATATTTGGACAGTTATAATTTTGATTGTGGTTCTCCATAAAACGTCACAGAAAACAAACAAACAAACAAACATAAAGGGTAAGAAACCATGGCTGTACAAACATTAATTCAGGTTCGTAGAGGAACATTGGCTCAATGGAATGCTTCGGATGATCAGGTATTAGGAGAAGGCATTCTTTATCAAGGAGAAATGGGCTACGAAACAGATACTCGTAGATTTAAAATTGGAGACGGATCTACACCATGGGCGTCATTACCATATGCTGCTGTTGTACCCACCGGTTTTCTTGCTGGTAGTGGTATTTGTTTAACCCCCGGCGATAACGGATCATCAATTACGATTAGTTTGTGTGATCCTACTATACAAGTAGCCGATATTACCGATTTCGCTGAAGGAGTTGATGATAGAGTATCTAATCTATTACAAGCTGGCACTAATATATCTCTTAGTTATGATGATAATGCTAATACCCTAACTATTAATAGCACACTAGGAACAGAAGAAGTACAAGACGCCATAGGAACATATCTAATAGGTGTTAGTGGCATTAGTGTTAGTTATGATGACGATACTGGATATACCACCCTGTCTTTGAGCGATCCGTCTATTCAATTAGCGGATATTACCGATTTAACTACAGAAGCAGAAAACTTTTTACTAAACGCTACAAGTAGTAATTTGCGAGCATTGGTTACAGACGAAACCGGCTCTGGTCAATTGGTCTTTTCTGATAGTCCTTCTCTTAGTGGCATAGTTACTATTACTGGGGACTTGACTGTGTCTGGTAGTGGTTTAGTTGCTAGTAATATTAATGATTTTGATACTCAGGTTAGAACTAATCGTCTTGATCAAATGTCAGCGCCAACAGCTGATGTTTCTCTAAATAACAATAAAATTACCAACTTAGCAACACCTACTGCTGATAGTGATGCGGCAACTAAAGCCTACGTAGACGCTGCTCGAAGCGGATTAGACGTCAAACAAAGTGTAAGAGTTGCTACTACAACTAATATCACTCTAAGCGGAACACAAACTATTGATAATGTTTCTGTTGTTGCTGGAGATAGAGTATTAGTCAAGGATCAAAGTACAGCTAGTGAAAACGGTATATATGTCGTTTCTGAAACTTCTTGGAGCAGAGCTAGCGATGCGGATTCTGATGTTGAAGTTACTTCTGGTATGTTCACATTTGTTAGTGAAGGCGACACACATGCTGATAGTGGATGGGTTTTAACCACTAATGACACTATAGTTCTGGGAACAACAAACCTGTCGTTTGCTCAATTTAGCGGCGCTGGTCAAATTACAGCTGGTGGTGGTTTAATTAAAAATGGTAATACCATAGATGCTGTTGGTACAACAGGTCGAATTGTTGTTAATGCTGATAGCATAGATCTAGATACAGTAACACAAACAGATTCTACCGGTGCTGTAGGACTATCGTTTGTGCAAACTGTTGGTAGAGATGCATACGGTAGAGTTTCTGGTGTTATCACTAGTTCAATACAAGATGCCTCAACATCCCAAAAGGGCGTTGCTCAATTTGATAGCGATGATTTTTCCGCCACTAACGGTTTGATTAGTATCAAAACCAGTGGTGTTGACAATGCTCAATTAGTTAATGATAGCATTACTATCGGAGATGTTTCCGTTGCTCTTGGAGATACTGTTACAGCAATAACTGGGGTTGCTAGTTTTGCTAGTACTAATTTATATGGAGAATTAACCGGTAACGCTAGTAGTGCTACTAAACTACAAACATCAAGGACTATCAATGGGACTAGTTTTGACGGTACTCAAAACATAGTAATATCTTTTGTTGATGGAGGAACTCCATAAGCTTATGTTGCTAAACTACACAACTAAACCTCATTCGCATTTGCATTATTTGTTTATAGGGCGCAAAACCTCATTAACAAACGAAAGGGATAATATATAATCTATTAGTAAGTTTTGACGTAAGCCCCTTAAGCAAAGATATACAATGCCAGCTAATACGACCATACAATTTAGACGAGGGCCCAGTAGCGAGTGGTTAGAGACCAATCCTGTGCTGGCCAGTGGCGAACCAGGATATGATACATCTGAAAATCTTTTTAAGATAGGAGATGGAGTCACTCCTTGGTCTGGACTAGTTGAACTAGGTAGAGGAACACCCATTTTTGTTACCGGTTCTGCTCAGCTTAATGCTGCTAATTTTTTAGGACTAGGATCAGTTTCTATTGTATTAGATGGTACCGATATTAAAATTAGTGGATCTGATGCTAATAATGCTGTTTTATCTGTTAGAGGATATGAGGTATTATCAGACAGCAAAAACGTTTTTGAGCTTGGGCAAAACTATGTTTCCGGCTCACTAGACGTTTACCAAAACGGTATAAAACTATTAATTAATGATGATTATATAGCTAACGGTGGTTCTAGTTTTATTTTAAATAATACTGCAATTAGCGGAGACACTATAGAGTGGATAGCTGGATACGCCGGTAGTAACTCATATTCTCCTATAACTAATATCGGTAGCGGATCAATTAATTATTTGTCCAAATGGGATTCGTCTAATACTCTTACTAGTGGTATTATATATGATAACGGTCAAAATATTGGCATAGGACTATCTAGTCCTCAATATAAACTCGATGTTGCTGGAACAGGACGTTTTGATGGCTTGATTATAAATAACACTTACGCTTTGCCTAATACAGACGGTTCTCCAAACCAGTATCTAAAAACAGATGGCTCAGGTAATCTTATTTGGTCAACAGTTAGTGGTGTTGGTTCTAGCTCTTCAGCAACAGAGGTGTCTGTAACAGGATCTGCTGTCATCCCATATTTAAATATCACGGGTGTCGGTTCTGTGTCAGTTGCTTTAAGCGGAGATATATTGGAAATTAGTGGGGCTGGAAGTCAATCAATTAAAGGCTATGAAATTGTTTCTGTATCTAAAAATACTTTTGATATTGGTGGCACTTATTCTTCTGGCAACCTAGATGTATATTACAATGGTTTTAAACTTTTAATAAATGATGATTATACAGCCAATGGAGGATCCTCTTTTACATTAGATAGTACGGCGGTGAGTGGAGATATAGTAGAATGGATAGCAGGATATTCTGGCAGTAATTTTATTCAGTCTATTAATGGTTCCGGTTCTGGTAATTTGGTGGCTAGATGGATCGATAGCACAACACTAACTAGTGGTTCAATATACGATAACGGTTCTAATATAGGAATAGGAACATCATCACCGTCTGGTAAGCTGCATGTTGTAGGAGATTGTCGTATTGATGGAGATATAGTTGTTTCTTCTATATCAGAAAAACTTCACAACAATGGTAATAGTGGAGCTTCTCAAACTATTAGCTTAGACGACGGAGCTATTCAAGTTTATACGCTGACCAATAATTGTACATTTATTATGCCACCAGTATCAACTGGTCAAAATTTTAAGCTATTTTTAAATACTGGTGCAGGTAATTTTTCTGCATCTTTTAGTGGTATTTTATGGTACAACTCTACCCCTCCTACTATTACTACTTCTGCGTCTAAGGTTGATATTTTAACTTTTATTAGCGATGGTACTTATTGGTATGGTTCATATGGTCAAAATTATGGTTAAACAACAAGGTGTATTATTAAATTGATAGGAACCAATATTTAATGTCAAAAAACTATACTAACATACAAAAACTAGACAATATTACAGGATCTATTGACGACAATAGCGATGTCAATCTGTTGGGTCTTGCTGATGGTCAGTTTTTAAGATACTCTGTTTCTAGTGGAGCTTGGCTACCAAGTTCCAGCGGAGATTTTTCGTCTTTATCAATTAACGGCACAGGTATTAGTATAAGTGGCCATGCTCATATTGTTGATGACATTACAAATTTTAGTGAAACAGTTAGTGGCTTGTTAACGGTAACCAATCTTGAAGCTGGTAGTGGTATTGACGTTATCAATAATAATGGTGAATTTACTATTAGTGTTACCGGTACTTTTGGATTAACAGGAGAACAAGTAGACACCCGTGTGGGTAACCTGTTACAAGCTGGTTCATATATTGATCTAAATTACCAGGAAGAACTTAATACGCTTACTATAAGTGCTACAGGATTACAGCCAACCGGTAATTATTCTGTTGTTGGTCATAATCATTCAATTAGTGATATACAAAATTTACAAACAGAATTAAATAATAAACAGCCAACAGGCGACTATAGTATAGTTGGGCATACCCACACGTCCTCAAGCATAACTGATTTTAATAGTAGTGTTAGTGGACTAGTGGATAGTATATATGCTCCTATTACAGGAACATTGAACCAATTCGGAATAACATCTTCGTCGCAACTGGCTTCGGTTATAAACGATGAAACCGGCACAGGATTATTGGTTTTTAACACCAGTCCCCTATTTACAGGAACGCCCTTAGTTCCTACAGCGCCCAGCGGAACAAACAACAATCAAATCGCCAGCACAAGTTTTGTTCGTACAGAAATCAGCAACCTAGTTAATTCTGCTCCAGAAACATTAGACACCTTACAGGAACTGGCTACTGCCCTAGGAAATGATGCCAATTTTAGTGCTACAGTCACTAGTGGCTTAGCAAATAAAGCAAACTTATCGGGAGCTAATTTTACTGGACCTATTTCTAGTCCTAGCGGTAACTTTACAGTATTATCTGTTAATAATTCATTTGTTTTTCCTACTATTGATGGTTTTGCCGATCAAGTACTACAAACAGATGGTGCCGGTAACGTTGTTTGGGCAGATATTAATGCTGGTAATTTAATAGAAGGAACAGGGTCGTTAGGATATGTTACCAAGTGGGTAGGTAATAATATTATTAGTACTGGTATTATCTATGATAATGGTAGCCGTGTGGGCATAGGAACAATTGCACCAACCACTACACTACATGTACAAAGTAGCGCCCAAACCTCTGCTCAAATACAATCTTTGTCATCTTCCGCTTCGCTAGATATTAAACATAACAACTCTGGTCTATATGGATATATAGGATTCAATAATAATAACAATAAATACTCTTTTATTCAACACAATGGTTCAGCGACAACATCTTATGGTGGAGCTAATGCTCTTAGTATATACAATTATGCGGGTCCTGTTATTTTGGGAGCTAGTTCATCTAATACATACGAACAAAATGTTGTTGTAAATACTGATGGTAATGTCGGTATAGGCACAGTTTCTCCATCAGCAAAATTAGATGTTAGTGGTGTGATAAAAGCATCTGGCGGAAATAGTAGTAACTGGAATACAGCATATGGTTGGGGCAACCATGCTATTGTTGGTTACCAATCAGCTATTACTGGAGCAGCTAGTACAATTACATCGAATAATTTAACAGCCAGCAGAGTATTGATGTCTAACGACAGTGGTAAGGTTGTCATTAGTGATATTACTAGTACAGAATTAAGCTATTTAGATAATGCGAGCAGTAATATTCAAACACAAATCAATAATAAAGTTAGCTCCAATTCTACCATTACCGGCGCCACCAAAACTAAAATCGCCTACGACTCAAAAGGACTTGTTACAGCCGGCGCGGACCTAATAGAATCAGACATACCAACACTATCACAAAATAAAATTACCAACTTAACAACAGACTTATCAGACAGAACTACAAAAACATACATAGCTTCTAGAGGACAAAATTTACTAACTAATGGTACTGCTCTTCTTGGAGATAATACTAATTTTAGTTCTTTTGTTTTTGACGGATCTCAAGCTAATAGTTCCCCGGGTTCTTTTAGATTTATTGGTCCCGGCACCATATACACAGACGAATTCATGCCTGTATTAGCCGAAAAAAGATACAAGATGACAGCAGATGCTAAGTCTCTTAACGGTCTTGGTAGATATTTTATGATGACAGTAGCCTATGATGTAGACAATCAGGCTATTTCAGCTCAGCATCATATGTATAGAGCAAATACTTTAACAACGCTCGCTGCTCCACTAAATAATGGAGACACTGTGCTTTATCTCACAAGTGCTGCTAACTGGGATAATAGTGGTACTGCTGGAGTCAATACTTATTTAAGGTCTATTATTTTATGGAACTATACCAACAGTTTTGGCTACCAGTATCCTCCATCTACATATTCTAGAAATTGGACAACCAATGCCTGGGATCCTGGATCAATAAATTTTGTTAATAATACTATTACATTAAGAGTTCCTTGGGCTGGAGGCACGGTGCCTTCTGGAACATATTTAAGCAATGGTTCTTCTGGTAGTTCTTTTAAATATAATGTACTTTCAAATACTTTATTGAATACTACATGGACAACATATACCGGGGTAATGGAAGGTGTTGACTATAGTGGAACCAATGTTCAGACTAAGTTTCCTCCGGGAACAGCCAAAATCAAAATGGGCTGGTTGATGAACTATCTTGGAACTGGAGAAACAGCATGGTTTACTAATATGGTCGTTACTTTAGACGACCTAGCCTATAGTAGTATTTATGACAATGGTACCAATATAGGTATCGGTACTTCTAGTCCAGCCTCTAAGCTACATATAGTAGGAGACACAACCATAGAGGGATCAATGAGGTGGGATTATCCTGGCAAACCATTAGATTCTAGTGTTGGTGTTTTGGGTTACTTGAGACTATACGACGAAACAGGAGCATATGCTGGCTTAGGAGTTTCTTCCTCCAGCTTCAATATAGGTGCGTCAGGTGCTATAAACTTTCGTACTCTTACTAACGGGGTTGAAAGATTATATATTGATACTGCTGGCAATGTTACTTTTAATGAATCCGGATTAAATTCAGACTTTAGAGTCGAAGGTGACACCGATCAAAATTTATTGTTTGTAGATGCTAGTGCTGATGATGTCGGTATCGGGACCAATACTCCACTAGATAAGTTAACAATACAGCCAGCAAACGCGACTACAGATTTGATTGGTATGAGTTTATTACGAAATTCTAGCTGGGGTAGTTCTTACCAAAATAAATATTTATCTTATACGTGGAGAGATAACGCTAATGTTGTTGCCGCTATAGGAGCAAGATATGATGGAAATACTGTTAATATTGATTTTCATTCGCTATATAACAATGCTCACAAAACTTCTGCTGATGTTGTAATGTCTATTCACGGAGATGGTAATGTTGGTATAGGTACTATCATCCCATCAGCAAACTTACACGTTAGTGGTGGTGTTAAATTTGATAGTTTCATGAGAGTTCCAAATATTGGACAAATAATGCCTGGTACAGTTAGTGGTTTTATTATTACTGACGGAGATTATTTGGGATATACTAATAGTCTGACTGATTATTTGGGAGATATTGGTATAGGTACGGGCGTTCCTACTGCTAGATTAAATGTTGAGGGCGGAAATGTAGTATTTAATGACCTTGGTAACAATTATAATTTTAGAGTCGAAGGAGACAACGACGCAAACCTATTGTTTGTACAAGCTAGCGGAGATAGAATTGGTATAGGAACTAGCTCGCCAGCCAGTAAATTACACGTTAACGGAGAAATACGAGCTAGCGGTAATTTAGTACCAGCTACTGATAATACTGGAGCTGTAGGAACTGCTGCTCTTACGTGGAATAATGGACAGTTTACTAATTTGACTGTAGATTCAACACTGACTGTAACTTCTACGCTGAATGTTAGAGCCGCTATTGACTTGGCAGATAATGATATTTTAAGATTTGGAGATGCTGATGACTGGGAAATGTATCATAATGGGGTTGGTAATTTTATTGATTTGACTGTTGGTGATTTGATTATTCGTGATGATGCTACTGCGGGCGACCCCGTTAGAATGGTTATCCAAAGAGCTGGTAATGTTGGCATAGGAACCAATTCGCCTACATCTATACTAACAGTAGATAGTGGTAATGTTGTATTTAATGAGTCTGGTGGTAATTTTGATTTTAGGGTCGAGGGAGATACTGATGAAAATCTAGTATCTGTTGATGCTAGCTCAGACAGAGTCGGAATAGGCATACTTGTTCCACAAGCCAAATTAGATGTTCGTGGTAGCTTATATGCTAATGATGTTGTTACTTTAGGTAGCGGCAGCATACCATTACCTCGTAGACCCATAGAACTTCTAAATCATACAAATATAGATCAATTAAGTATAAAATTAAGAACAACAGCACAGGGCAATTGGGTTAGTGGTTATACGTTCCCAACAGCAGACGGAACATCCGGTCAAACATTAGTTACAAATGGTTCTGGAGTTGTTAGTTGGTCAAGTGCTGGTTCTAATAATTTAACTAGAGGCTCGTTTGATCTTACACAAAGCACTGGAACATTTAATGTGGATGGTGGCTATAATGTTGGAACTTTAGACGTTTATTATAATGGTATTAAGTTACTTAGCGGTACAGATTATACCGCAACTAACGGAACATCATTTACATTAACAAACGTTGCTACTAGTGGAGATGTTGTTGAATATGTGGCCCTTAATGCCTCTACATCTGCCGTAGGAAACACTACTCTTGGTTCTGTAACCGCTACAAATTCTCAATCTGTATTTAATGTTACAAATGGGTATACTGCTGGTGGATTAGCGGTCTTCTTAAACGGTGTTAAACTTATAGATGGAACAGACTTTACTGCCACCAATGGAACATCTTTCACCCTAACATCACCAGCATCTAGCGGAGATATTGTAGATTACATTGCTTACGGTGCAGTAGTTGCTAGTAGTAATTTACAAAAAACTGGAGATACAATGACGGGCAACCTCACTATTGGTAACGGATCAGACCTAATAGTAGAAGGCGACCTTATTGTTGCTAAATACAAAGAGGGATTTGTTAATGGTGGTAATAGTAGCACATCTAAAACTATTGATATTACTAGTGGAACATTACAAACTGTTACTCTTACTGACAACTGCACTTTCACTATGCCATCTGTAGAAGCTGGACGTAGTTTTACTTTGTTACTTAAAACAGGAACAGGAAGTTTCACATCAACATTTACTGGCGTTAAGTGGCCAAACGACTCTGCCCCAACGATAACAACAACAGCATCCAAACTAGACATTTTAACATTTGTGTCTGATGGCACAAACTGGTACGGTAATATATCTCAAAACTATAGTGTATAATTATGTTTTCAACAAGTAAATTATTTTTGTCAAATAGCTCCAAAATTAAAGGATTAGGCGGAATTGTTACAGACATCGGGGACTATATTGTACATAAATTCACCTCTAGCGATACATTTACTTTGGTGTCTCTTGGTAGTGGAGAAATTGAATATTTGATTGTTGCTGGTGGTGGCGGTGGTGGTAGAGGTACAAATACTGGCTGTAGAGAAGGTTCTGGTGGTGGTGGTGCTGGAGGCTTGTTGGTAGGTTCTATAACACTAACATCTGCTGGTAGCTATAGTATTGTGGTTGGCAATGGAGGAGCGTCTGATAATGTTGGTCAAAATTCTACTGCTTTTGGTTTCACTGCCATTGGTGGCGGCCAAGGAGGATGGGGCGGTTCTGTTGCTCTTGGATTTGGTGGTGCTGGAGGTTCTGGAGGAGGATCTCAGGGTTCTTTTCAAACCAAAAATGGAGGAGCTGGTACAGCCGGTCAGGGAAATAACGGAGGACAAGGTGTATGGGCTAGTGTTGCTGGTCAAGTAGCAGGAGGAGGAGGCGGCGGAGGTAGAGGCGGCGCTGGAGGACAAGGCAATCTTAGTGTTGGTGGTGCTGGTGGAACAGGTTATCAGAGTAGCATTACAGGATCATCTGTTTGGTATGCTGGTGGTGGTGGGGGAGCCAGAGACGCTAATGCTGGTGCTGGAGGGGTTGGTGGTGGAGGTGCCGGATTTTGGGGGTCTACCGGGAATGGCACAAACGGTACTGCTAATACTGGCGGCGGTGGTGGTGGTGCTGGTAGATTTGGTGGTACAGGAGGCTCAGGGGGTAGCGGCATAGTAATAGTGAGGTACTTAAAATGACAAAAACATACGAAAACGCAACGTTAGCAAAATATCTTGTAGGATGTGTAGTTTATTTTCCGCTCTCATCTCCACCAGACGGATACTTAAAAGCCAATGGGGCCGCAATATCTCGTTCAACATACTCCGATTTATTCGCTGTTATAGGCACAACATTTGGTTCTGGTGATGGGTCAACAACATTTAATCTGCCAGATCTTAGGGGCGAGTTCGTAAGATGCTGGGATGACGGCAAAGGTACAGATAGTGGCAGATCTGCCAACTCATCACAAAATCAGGACTGGAAAGGTTTTTGGCAAACGAACACAGGACAAAATTCTAGCACAGGCTATGTTCATGATAATGCATACATGGGAAAAACATTATATCCAACTTACACAGGTAGACTGTTTACGGGCTATTGGGCAAATCCTTCGGCGCATCTTGGAACTGCTTGGGATGATTCTGAAGTTAGACCGCGCAATATAGCATTACTAGCCTGTATCAAATACTAAGGAACTATTATGACTATCTATCACTATCATCCAACATATAAATATTATACCGGATTATCACAAGCCGATGAGTCTCCGTTAGAACCGGGAGTATATTTAATCCCGGCACACGCTACCGACACTGTTCCTCGTAATTGCGCACCTACTGAAATACAAGTTTTTAAAGATAACCAATGGCTAATTTATGATAATAAAATAGGAACATATTATAACATAGAAACTAGAGAAGAATTCTTTAACGAAGATCCTATTAATGTTCCAACAGGATACACCAAAGAAATTCCTCCAGAACCACAAGAGGGATATATCATTAAGTATGAATATTTGGTTTGGCAACAAGTTCCAGATTTAGATTTAATGAAAACAGCCAAGCTCAGACAAGTAGAAAATGAGTGGCAAGAAACTGTAAAACAGGGCTGGACAACTCCATACGGATGGAAGCTTGGAATATCGTCAGAAGACGTATCTTTACTTAGTGCTAACTTTTTGTTAGCCAAAGAAGCAGCATCCATGGGAATAACCGATCCAGTATTCGTTATAGATACTGATGGCGAATCTCACGAATCTAATCTTCAAGATTTGACAATGTTAATGCTACAATATGGCCAAGCTAGGGCAACACTAAGCTCTCAAGATGCAGCAAAACGCAAAGCAATTAAAAATGCAACCACTATAGAAGAACTTAATAATTTATAAGGAGAATATCATGGCAGATTTACCAATACTAAACGCAGTAGAACCAACAGTTATTCCAGCTAAAACATATGATAGAATTTGGGTAGAAGAAATAGTTATTCGTGCGCCAGATCCAAATGGAGATGCTACAGGCGAAGTAAAACTACATAAATATGGCATGTTTGATGGAGTAGCTGAACTAGAACCCGGAAATGGTCAGTGGATTAGAGTAGAAAATATGCTTGCTAAATCAACAGAAGACGCTGACTTACAAACTGCTATGTCTGCTCTTTTAGCATATGTTGGTAAAATTGGAGTAGAAAATAATATAGTTTCAGCATCTTAAGGTACTAAATATGTCTAAAATTTTTAATAACGCCAAAAAAGTTCAAAATATTAGTGGTAATCCTAATTTGATTATCAATGGTAATTTTAATATTTGGCAGAGAGGACCTCTACACACGAGCACTGGTTATAATGCAGATAGGTGGGTGGGTGTGGTATTGGGATCAGTATCTTTTAGCAAAATCAATGCTGTTAATTTACGTAATAGTAGTTTTGCTTTAAGAGCTGCTACTACGAAAAATAATTCATCATTTTTACTTAAACAAATTATAGAAACTAATAATGTAGTTTTTGTTCGAGGTAAAACTGTTATTCTAAGTTTTTATGCCAAGATACCAGAATCCTATAAAGGACAAAACAATAATTGGAACACTACTCTGCAAGCATCGGTTATAGTATCCGATGAAGCTATAGATAATATTATTGGGGCGACAGAACTAGAATCTTCTATTGTTCAATGCTCTCTATCTTCATCTTGGTCTAGATTTGATGTGGTTTTTGATGTCCCAGACACAGCTCAGACTATAGCAGTACAGTTTAAACCCCTGTCTAATGATTTATTAGATAATAGTGTTTGTGATATTACACAAGTTAAACTAGAACTGGGTACTGTACCTACTAATTACGACGATAGTTTATACATAGACGAACTGAGAAAATGTCAAAGGTATTACCAAAAAATAGAGGTTGATTTGGAATCTGGGGCACAAAACGGTCAACCATTCGGCACTACAATACCGTTAGTCACAGAAATGAGAACAACTAATCCATTTATTGGTTTTGACAGTCAAAACTATAAAGGTATTAATAATTTATCTACTTTATTAAGTAGTAATAAACAATCATTAAAAATTAAAGGAAACGCTACTAGTAATAGTGTTTCTATTAATACTAGTCTTACTATAGACGGCGAAATAGGTTTCGGTTCTGTCCCAAATCAAGTTTCCAACGCGCAGAGTATTCGAGACACTAACAACGACACCATGACTATAACATGGACAGAGCCTAACGACAATGGTCTTGCAATTACATCTTATATAGTAAAATACGGAGACAATCCTTTACACCTCACAAATTCTCTTACCACACCAACTAATTCTGGAGTGATTAGTGGAGTATTAGATTATGTAACTTACTATTATACCATACAAGCAGAAAATAGTTTTGGTCTTAGTCCATTATCTAGTATATATATATCCGGTCCAGACACAGAGCCCCCTCTCGCACCATCTAATGTAACAGCTTCTTGGGGAGCTAATAATCATTATATATCCTGGAGCGCTCCTTCCGGCGATGGAGGCTCCCCTGTTTTGCACTATAATATACAACGATCTACCACACCAGACTTTACTCAAAATCCTATATCTTTTTCTACAGACATATCTGTATCTCCTACTACTAATATCACATTAACCAATTCGCCAAACAGTAATAATTATTATTTTAGAGTTGCAGCTATTAATGCATTGGGTACAGGAAACTACTCTGATATCATATTTTTACAACGAACAGCTCCCTCGGCTCCTATTAGTTTATCTACCACGGCTATCAATAGCGGAGTAATATTGTCTTGGTCTAATCCTGTGAATAATGGAGGATCTCCTATTAGTGGTTATATTATTAATCATAGCTCTACTAGTGGATTTACTACTGCTTCTGTAGCTAATGTTGGCTTAACATCGTCAACTACAATTGCTGGACTACCAAATAGTTTGATCAGGTACTTTAGAATAGCAGCTGTTAATAGTATAGGTTCTAGTTTATGGTCTTCTAGTGTTTTCGCCACTCCTAACCAGCCACCCACCACCGCTCAGCCACCACAAAATCTAACAGCTTCTTGGTCTGACCCAACATTAATTAATGTGTCTTTTCAAGAACCTCGTACAGATGGAGGGTCTCCTGTCCTTAACTACAATATTCAGCTGTCTACCAATTCTGGATTTACACAAGATATTATTAATTTTAATACGACCAGCTCTGCTTCTAATAGGATATATTCTATTCCTGTAAGTGCTGTATCCACCACACCAGGATTTTATGTTAGAGCATTGTCTGTAAACGCCGTAGGGTCAGGCGCTTATGGTACTAGTATCTTATTAAACAAAGGATTGCCACCCGCGCCTGTAAATTTGTCTGCTACACCAGGGAACGCTTCTGTTTATTTAAAATGGCAGGCATCGTCTATTTCAAGTGGGATTTCAGTCACCGGCTTTGCTATAGATAGAAGCACCAGCACTACCTTCAACACCGCTCTTTCATCTGTTAATATTCCTATTTCTTTAGATGAACAACAATATTATAGTACAAATTTAGTAAATAATACGTCTTACTATTTTAGAATACGTTCCATCACTCCTAGCGGTACCAGTCCCTATAGTAATATTGTAACAGCTATACCCAAAGCTCCTTCTACTAGTCCTTCTGTGCCTGTAATTGTGGTCTTAGACAGGCCTTCTGCAACTGGTCTTAGACTGTATTTCAGAGGATCTCTGAATAACGGAGGTTCGCCTATTACTAGTTATACGCTAGGATATACCACTGGTTTACTATCCACTACATCCGGTACTACAGCTGCTACACATTTTAATCTTAGTCAGTCTAATTATGTAACATTATCTTCATCTCAAACCAATCAATATATTTCTTTACCTATTGCTTATAATTCAGGAATTGTAGCAGCCATCAGAGCGAATAATACTATAGGCAGCTCAGACTGGACCAAGTTAATATTTAGAGACCTCTATTTGGCAGCTCCTGCTAGTGTGACCAATATGACTTATGCAGAGAGTATTTCGCATATTGGGTCAGGCATAGGAACAATAACATGGTCCGACCCAACAAATTGGGGAGGGGAGACAAATGATTTATACAAAACTTATAATGTAAGAGTACATAATTACGATAGGTATCTTGGATATCGTTTGTTATATAATTTAACATCTATAGAATATAGTAATACAAATCAAAATACTATCACTATTAATGGACTGGTACCAGGCACTAGACACTATGTCTCGATTTCAGCTAAAAATCGAACTTATAGCAGCGCGGCTAAAACACTATACTTTACTCCTACTAATCTGGTTAAACCTAAAACCGGAGGATGGACATTGTCTGTTCCCACTCCTATTACTGATAGTTCCGTTCATAGATCACAAAGTTGGGATTATTTTCGTGGATATTCCAATGCGACATATATGGACAATGACAATAGACAAAATCAAAATAATATTTGGGTTTCATTAGAGATGTATAAAACAGCAGTGACCAGATTCTACGGTTCTTATCTCAGATATTCCAACGCTAGGAAGCCATCAGACGATGGACTATGGATCAAAGCCACTTTCCCTGCTCCTGGCGTATATGTCAGTACTGTGCATTATGCCACTCCACTACCCGGTATTTATATACCTACAGATTTTACTGGGTATAATAATTCTAAAACTATTTTAACAGAAACCCTAGCTGTTAATAGTCTTAACGGAGCACTACTACAATATAGTACTGATGATACAAACTGGATTACCGCAACCTCTTTATCTGTTCCTAATACTCGTAGTATTTATTCATACAAATTAGGAGATTATCCAGTGTATTGTCGATATATTAGAATATATATACCATATACAACAGCTAATTTTGGTAAGCGTTTAGCTGTAGGTATTCTAAATTTCGAATAAACAGGACATCATATAATGGGTTGTGACTATATAAATTTAATGAATTTATGTCAAGATAAATATACTTATATGTATGTATCATCTTCTGGAGAGCATGATCCTGTTTATCGCATAGACAAAGAAACCGGAGACAAGCATTTATTGGTATTCGGAAATAATTTAGATACAATTCTTCCTTGTGATCCTGACAGCGAGGAAGATATTATTACTGCATGGAGATGTTATGAAATTTGGAGAGAGAACGGCAATACGCCTTTGAATACTGATAATTTAGAACAGCTAAAAGAACAAAAAAAATTTGATATTTTATCTGATTATAATAATGCTATTTCAAATAACTATACTGTATCTGTAGACTCTACTCCAATATCGACCAGTCTTTCTATAGATAATCAATTAGACTTATTGTCAATATCAACCACTATTAAAGCACAAGAGCCACTCTTAGTAGCCCCTATATACACAGGTACCGCCACCGCATCATATAGTGCTGGACCAGAATACAATAATGTGCCAGTAGGAATAGTGCCCATTAGCATACAAACTATCAGAGTTCCAGACGAGATAGCACTACCCGCAACAGTAACTTGCGAAGGGGGCTGTGATGATGGTTTAGCCATTAATGGTGTCAGAATATCATCTTTTGCACAGACACCCCCATCATTTACGGTATATGAACGAACTTTTGCGGCCGGAACATATAATGACGGAGGTCCATGGGTTTGTGGTGTTACATTTACTTTTCAAACACAATTAAGCGGAAATACATCAACGACCATAGACACAAGTCCAGTTAAACTGCATTTACCTATTATTGATACAACTAATTTTACTAATGATCAATTAAAATCTATAACTGTTGGATATTCTAAACATATTAATAGCCTATCTGCTTATAAAACTCAATTATTTAATCAAATAGAGTCCTTACAATCTGTTGATACAATAAAAGAAACCAATTGGAATACTGATCTAGTTATTATACAGGAACCCGTGATCCAAGAAGCTATTCCGGCTCAACCCCCAACCAATACTCCTAATAATGTAGCGGTTACAATAGCAGGTAATAGATCATTAATGGTCTCATGGTCTATAGATGATAATACTGATATCGCTGGCTACATCGTCGAATATATCCCGTCAGGAGGTACAGCATCAATTATAACCACAGGAGAATCCTCAATATTATTACAAAATTTAAACAATGGAGTGTTGTATACTATACGCATAGCAGCTATTAATGGAGCAGGAATCGGAAATTATAGCCAGAGCTTTTCTGCCACTCCTTATTCTACTCCCGGAAATATAACGAACCTATCTGGTTACCCCTCTAATGGTCAAATATCGTTATTTTGGAGCGCCCCATCAGACAATGGAGGACTACCTATTGATAGTTATATAATACGCTATTCTAGTGACAGTGGCACATCTATCGTGTATACTCAAACTGGTAATACTTCTTATACTCTTATTGGTTTGACAAACGGAGTGGCTTACACCATCAGTATTGCTGCTCTTAATGCTTTAGGTGAAGGACCTTATAGTATTGGAGTGAATGCTACTCCATATGTGCCTCCAGACACATTACTAGTGGCTAGTGGCGCTCAACTCGAACACAGAGGGACGTATGCTATTGATGGCATTACCAACGGAAAGCCGCAGTATAGATTAGCTGGTGGAGCGTTTTTAATTTACTGGTCTG